TGAATATCCGTATTAGCCGACAACCAACTAAATCCTCGCTGCCAAGTCCTATCCCACAAATCCAAACCAGACCCAGACAAAGGCTTCAAAGGCTCAGGAACCTGCACAACAGCAGGGATAGCAACAACATTCTCAGGCATAGGGTTAGTGTAGCCCTTAGCCCCAAGTTTACGTTTCACCTCAGCAGGCTTACCAGGATTAGGCATCTACCCGATTACCCTTCTTGATATTACAAATCCAGTGAGCCAACTGTAAATTATCAAGCTCATCAGAACCACCCTTAGATAGCGGAACAATATGATCAATGGTCGCACCCCATCGGCTATTACGAGCCAAGTTCAAATCAATTTCAGTAGAACATAAACGACATATATTTCCATCACGCTCAATCAATGCATCAGCACTAATACGAATAGGATTCAAAACTCTCTGTCGTTTGGCAGTCTTAATCCTGTATCTCTCACGCCTAAGAACCAAAGCACAAGATCTACAAAACTTTCCGTAAGCCCCACGAGTAACCCGAACATCAGAAATCACTAATTTATTACAACGTTCACAATCAAAATCAAACCTACGAGGATTAGATGCCTGCCTAACTTTCGTTGCTTCCAACTTTACTGCCCTATAAAAGTTATTACGACAGTCGGCTTTACAAAACCTAGACTTAGTCAACTTAGTCATAAAAGTTTCTTTACAATAGGCACAGGATTTCGTGATTGATGCTGCTTTAGGTTTACTTGCATAGTAAAAAGCAGATGAATGTTCTTTACTACAAAACTTCTTAGGATGTCCTGCTCCGCGTTGATCTAAGACATCTCCACACCATAAACAATTTATGGGTTTCTCAATAAATCGGATTTCTCCACGAAATAACTTCCCACAATAAACATTACAAAACAATTGATTGCGGCCTAACTTGCCATCAATACGAGCTGGTAAAACAGCCTGACAATTCTTGCATTTATTCACATAACAATTCTATCCGCATTATTAGACAAAGAACCACAACGCCTTTCATGCTTCCATCGGTGCGAGATTGTTGGTGCGGGGTATAAATTGCAAACGATTTAACAAAATTGCCCACCCCCCTAGTAAACCCTGCATGGCCTTATGTATGCCAGCAACACTGTCTAGGTTAGTGGCTTGTTTCCTCTGCGACTGTTGCAGATCATATGGGCGGGTGCTAGGGGACTATTCGGGTCGCCTGGTATTAAGTGGTCAGCGGTAATGTCATCGCGACTAATGAATGGAAGTTTGCATAGGTGACAATGGGTGGCGGCAGCCTTGAGGTGAGCCCTAGCCCTCCGGTATTGCGGAGAATTGTAGAGTGTTCTGCCCGCCTTACGCCCCCGCTGTCTAAGCTTCTCTTTCTCATCAGCCTGAAGTTTATGCGTAGAGCAGTAACTATCTCCACTGGTTAGCACGTTACAGACTAGGCAGGGTTTAGGAAATCTAGACATTCTTATTTTTATACTCATCTAATACATTTTGCAATTCATCAATGAAATCTCCCCAATGCCAACCTTCAAGCTTGGCGACCATTCGGCTAAACTCTATCTCGTTTCTTAATTTACGTATTGCATTGCGTCTAGCTGACTTCTCTAATTCAACAGGATCAACAACCTCCACTATTCGTTCAGGCTGAACATAAGAGGAAACAGATAAGGTAAAGTCCTTTTCAGCAATCTCGCTCAGTGGAACCTCACGTTCAAGTTCATTCTCACGGTCAACAAATCGCACCGTCTGAGAAGTGCGGTTCTTCTTTAAGACCAGGCAGATAGTTGAAATTGCCGTATCGGTGAAAGTGTTTCCAGCAATATGAATAACAGTGTCTACCCAGTTGTTTTCAATCATCCATTTACGAATTGTTTGCTCTCTACCACCACGGTAGGCGATACCAGGGAAATTGATGACAGCAGCAGTTCCCTCATCAGAAAGCATATGCAGGATATGGATTAGGAAAGCAAAGTCAGCCTTGCTCTGCGTTGGCACAGTTGGAGCCAATGCAAAGTAATCATCTGTTCTCGGCTCCCATTTCACAGAGAATGGAGGATTAGCCACGATAGCGTCAAAGCGTCTATCTGCGAATTTGCTGTCAGCTAATACATCACCCGCTGCACCATGAAAGTTGACCAAATATTTAGAGGCATCTTCTACAGCTCTAGAGTCAATATCCTGCCCATACTTCTCAACAGAGTCATCAAACACAGAGAGTAACGCTCCTCTACCGCAGGTTGGATCGTAAACACTCTTAGGGTTGAGTGGCAGTAGGCTCTTTAGCCATTCGGCTAGTTCAGGTGGAGTATAGAATACGCCAGCATTCTTAAACTGCTCCTTGATGCTCTTTAAATTGTAGTCCTCGGCCTTAGTCATTTGGTAGCACCCTTCAGCCAAGTTGTAGTGCGTAAACCGGTTCCTCCAGTGCCTGCAGAAACTTGTTTACAAACTAGGCAATCCCTTTCCCATCCAATTGACCCATGGCCTTTTCTATGGCTTCTATCACGCCATCTCCAACGCGTAGTTGCGTTCTGCCAAGGATGTCCATTAGAGCAGGTTGATTTTCCGCGATTGAATATTCTTTCTTGGGCTTTTTCTAACGATTCGTTTGCGTTTACTCTCTCATTCACCATTCATCTCCATCATTGAATACCGGTAGTTCTGGTTGGAACCCAACAACCGCTACATCAGTGTTGCTTAGACTACTTGAATCCTTGCGTTCTGGCTTGTCTGCCTGATGTTTATGCGATCTCCGCCATTTACGGACTATCTCTATCTGTTCAGGTAAGTCTGTTTCTATCTCAGCTCCGCATGAGCAAACTTCTCTAATCACTGCAGTATTCTAACGAAACGTGTTTGCGAATGTTTAAAGTTACTTAGCGGTTCAATGACTGTCGTGCCATATTCTCGGTTGGCGTTGATTATTAGACCATCCCCTAGATAGATTGCCGCATGGTAGAAGTCTTTTCTGCCTTGATAGGCGAACACAACGATATCTCCACGTTGCGGGTTGCTTACGCGTTTGCCTTTATGAGCTTGCTTATCTGCTGAATGCGGCAGATAGATGCCTACTTGCCTGTAAGCCCATCTGACCATACCTGAGCAATCCCATCCCATAGTAGTGCTGCCACTAAAGACGTAACGTGTCTTATTGGCTCTAGTGGTGAGATAGGTTACGACCTTCTGCAGATCATGTTTCGCCTGTTTACGTTTCAGCTCTTTAGCGAGATTGAATGGTGCAGTTTGAGCCACTGCACTGGTAGGCGTGTTTGGTGCAATAGCCCCAATGTTCAAAGCCATAAAGCAGGCCAATACGATTGCTAAACGTTTCATTATGCATCCTTACCCCAGCCGTTTCCCATGAAGCGGATGGTTTGAATACCAAACTTCCTGACCATGTCCTCGTTACATTCAGGACATTTAGGGATGTTCAGTTCCTCATTTAGAGTTGCCACTAATGTTTCAGTTGTCTTACAGTCTAAACATTCAAAGTTATAGCTTGGCATTAGAGTTTCCAAACTGTTCCAGTGAAGTCCACTTCACGTTCTAGCACGAAGCAAACTAATCCTGGTTGGCTGTCCTCACCTTGCGATGTTCTCCACCAGTTAGAGCCATTATCTAGGGTTGCAGCTTGAACCCAGAAGCGACTTGTTCCACGAGGTGTTGACCCTAGTTCTAAGACGCGGAGGTGATGGAAGTGGCCACTGACACCGATGGTTGCAGCGTGAACCGGTTGCTTACCGAAGGCTTGTTTACGCCACCAGTCAGGTACGACATTAGGGTTGCTGGCTTGATGGCCATGCCATAGCCCAAGAATATGGAAGTTATCCCCAAACACGTCATGAGCCAAACTCTCATCGTGAGCTGCAGGTTCAAAGAAGGTTATAGGCAAGCCAACTTCTTTAGATAGCCTGGCAAGTGTTCTCGCAATATGAATACCCCAATCATCTGTCACCTTGCCTACACGCTGTTTATTTACACGCCATTGGCAGTGATTGCTTCCAACAGATAGGTAAGTTATTGGAGCGTGCTTAGATAGTTGCTTTAGAGTTTCCCAAGCCAATGTTGTTGCTAGATCTACTTGCTGCATAATGCTTAGGTCATTGGACTGTAGCTGGTGTAAATCGGCTGCATTACCAAAGTTCTCTACAGTATCACCAACATCGCAAAAGATAATGCGTTCAGGTTTCTGTTCCTTGACCTTAGCCAACAGGTTCACTTGAGTTTGTTTGACACGTTCTAGTAGTGCTTCAACTCCGCCTCTATGATCTACCTTGCCAACCTGCAAATCAGACCAGAGGATAACTAGAGCTTTACCCGAAGCAGTCTGTTTAGGTGTAACAGGTTTAGTGTTCTTAGACTGTCTAAACAGTAGAGGCAGATTGATGGCAGGGTTTATTCTCCTCCAACGAATACGCACTGAAGTCTGCCAAGCCGGTTCCAATGGAAAAGGCCTAGCCACCTGCCAACGCGAAATGCGTGGCTCACCCACAATCTCAATCTCATCAGGGTTTATTCCAGCTTCACGCAAAAAGCCTTCAATGTCTAACGGGTTATCGCCTTCAACAGCAGGCAGTGTTGCTTCCCCACCATTACCATCAAACTCAACTGATGGACTCCAACCTTCAGGGACTGTAACCTTCGGTGCAGGTTTACTTAGATCCTCTAACATGAACAAACCCCCCTTCTATGTCTGCGAATACTGTTATCGCTAATGTCAATACCGCGTTTTTTTAGTTCATTAGCCAAAGTGGTCATTGGCCATTCAGGGTTATCAATAGCCTGAATAAAGATAGTTTTACTTGGCTCCTCAAGACTGTCATAGACAGTTC